CTTTGTCTTGGTTGTTGTTAAAAAACCTGCACGCCTAGTTAATCTATCTACATACGCATCATCTACACTTTGTTCAACATAAAGGTTTGGATAGTTAAGTTCTTGTATTTTTCTAATGGTAGTGAGACCGTGGTTGTTTCTTTCAATCAAAGTCCAGGCTTTGTTATAAAAATGCCCAATCTTGGCAATGATTGCAGCTAGGTCAAACGGGTCAACATGACCTGACCAAGTGGCGACTTGATTACCCATATGATCCAACACCTGAATACAGGAGTAATCGCCATGCTCTAAACCTTCCGCAACATCAACTCCAATACAGTACCTCAGAGAATCCTTTGGATTCTCGAAAATTTTTAAGAGCCCTTTTTCATGTTCTATGAACTCTTGTTCACGCACATCGTACCTGCCCACTGGGG